GAACAGATAGAACACGCTGACCAAATAGGCCACCCAGTGTTGATTGATGAACTCGCTCATCGTTACCCCTTATAGCCCTCGATCACCGCCCAGGCGGAGATCAACCCGAACAAAAACATGCCGAAATACCACAGCTCGTTAGCAGTCACACCGCCCCCTGAATGAAAAAAGGGGAGCCGAAAGGCTCCCCAGCACCGGCCAAGCCGAGCAGCCGAATTAGCCGCCCTTGACCATGCCGATGACGATCTTCGCGCCCTTGATGGTCGCGTACAGCAGGGCCAGACCGGCACCGATCGACATCACGGCAGTGCCAACGCCCGACCAGCCGATTTGCGAGGTCAGCTGGGTCATGTCCGGACCCGCTGCGCCGGTTTCCTGCGCGAAAGCGACTGCCGACGAACCGAGACCAGCGACGACAGCGAAACCTTTTTTCAGATGCTTTTTCATAACAACTCCACGTTTAATCACGGAACCCGCCGCGCCGGTACTACAAAAACTAACTTTTGATCATGTTGACGACGACCCCGACACTCTTTGCTGTCAGGTACAGCCCCATCACCGTCACGAATGCGAACCCGTAAATCTCTGCCGCCTTGCCGTAGTCGAACGGCGCGTGTTGCGCCTCCAGACTGGCGACGTGCGCCGGGTCGATCACGTACGCTTTGACATTCGCCGGAGCGAAGTTTTGCCCGTTGACCACCGGGCAGACCGCCTGCTGTTCCGGCCCGGTCACCTGCTCGACCGGCACACACACGACGAGCGTTTGAACCGAGCCGAGCGCCATCACTCGCCCACGTAATCGAGGTACAGCGTCACCGGAATGACGCGGCTGATTTCGCCGGTGCTCTTGTCCTTCGACTCGTACGGCTTGCCTTCGAAACCGCCCAGTTGCGCAACGAAGGTCGTCACCTCGTCTTTTTCCGCGAACTTGCGCGAGCTACGCACCTCGACCACCTGTGGCTTGCTGTACTCGTCAGCAGCAGGACAGATGACGGTCGTATAGGTGTGATCCTGATAACGACGGCTACGGATCACCTTGCCAGTGATCACCAATTGACGCACGCCGAGAACCGGCGCTTTCTTCGTTGCGACTGCTTCCATTTTGGTACCCTTTTCCGAGAATTCCGTTCCCATGTTCGTGAATATTGCGCCCGGAACTGTAAGCGCGGTCACATACTATTCGATTTCGGTTCCCAAATGTTCACCAATCGTAACAAATGTGTGGATTTTTGTTACTTTGCGGCAAAAAAAAACCCGCCGAAGCGGGTTTCCGTGAAAAAAGTTAGTTTTATGCTGCGTTCAACTCGTACCATGCAGGCGGCGTTGCGACCTCGACCTCGATCCGCTTCTTCGCCATAATGGGACGGACGACAGCCAGGTCACGCACCTTGTACACATCAAGACCATACTTGCCAAGCTCCTTTGCCTTCCTCGCAAAGGTGGAGTAAGGCATGATCGACCGCAGGTCAACACCCGCCAGCCAAGCAGCCGCCGCCATCTTGAGCGTCTTTGGCAGTCGGTTTACGTCGAAGTCATCGACCTCGACTTCCAAGCGCCTGATGATTTCCGTTCGTTCGTTGAAAATTTCGATTACCGTTCCCATGTCCCATGCTCCCAAATATGTCAGCCCTTTGTGTACGAGGTAGTCTTTTGCGCATTTGACTTCCACCCGCAACAGCCCGTTTTCGTAGGCGTATTCCCATGCTTTCCGTTTCGCCTGCAACGCCGAGATTTCCGCCTCGGTCTTGGCCCCGACCATCCAGTCTGGATGATGCTTGTCGGGTCTGCCGTAGAGAAACTCCTTCTCTTCTTCCTGCGTCAACTGACTTTGCAGGAACAGCTTTTCCTGTTTGCTCTTGCAGTGCGCCAGAATTTCCGCCGCCTTATCATACAACTGAGTCTGACAATAGCCAATCGCACCAAACTCGATTGTTGAGCTTCCCCGCTGCTTACTGGTGACCCGGCGCATGGTCTGAGTACCGAGCCACGCGAGGACAGCTCTCAAATTGTCCGGACCCCCGGTCGTGTAGTTCTGCGTGAAATGCGCCCCCCATACGCGAGCACCCCAATACCGAGCCTCGCTCGACTCGTCGGCCCGAGTGATGCAGATAGAGCTGTCCTTGTTCAGCTCGTCATAGTTCACACGACGGCCGCCGAACATAACCTTCTTCGGAAAGCCATGTTCAGCCAACACCTCGTTAACGCGCTTTACCGACTGATCCCAATCGAGATTGAACACGTTGTCTGGACGCCCGAAACGACCCGGATTGCCTGCGAAAAGTAACTTCTTGCCGTCGCTTTTCACCTGCAGGCGAGTTTCGTGCGACCCATGCAACCACGCCGGACTCTGCGACTCGCCAACAATCTCGTGTTCCTCCGTAGCCTGACCCTCCGAACCAATGTCTCCAGGCTCCCGATACGAGATGCGCCGAACACCGCACATGACCGGGAATCCCCCGCCGTGCTGATGGTCCCGCACAAACGGCCACTCTGGCCCAACGAAGTCATCCGGCTCCGGATCAAGCCGCCAATCCTGCTCAAGCAGAGGCCCTACGAAGCTGCCGGGATGCGGTGGCACCCAGTCAGCCGACATTACCAATTGATCAACAAAAATCACGGGCTTTAATCCCCCAAACTCTCATTTTGAGAGTTGTCCCCCTCTGTTGTACGGAAGGGGGGACAACCGGCACACCCAACAACCAACCCAGTAACCCGCCGCTTCGCGGCTGGTTACTCGCCCCAGCCCTTCATATCGACCGATACGGCCTCGATGCCGATTGACCACAGCGTCCGAAGCGCAGTCTCGACCCGATATTGCTTCACCTCACCACGTTTCGTGTGTACGCAGCCACTAGCCCCGTCTGCAAGCAGCTTGTAACACACAGTGGCGTAGCCTCGATGCAACTGCACACAAACATCTCCGAGCGCCCCGGCGTGGTACAGCTGCGCAAACATATCTTCTCTCAGGTTCATAGTAGCCCGTAATTTTCTTTGTGGTTCCCAAAACGACGTTTTTGGGAACCACCATAATACTTAGGCATTGCCCAAAAGTAAACTGAAAAATCAAAACCACCCTCGCCGGGTAGGCAGTCCGGGGGGATGACTAAACCCCTCATCCCCCCGGCTCTGCCGGAGCTTATTTCACTCTGGCCGTCAAGGGGCCGTGTCCTCGCTTCGCTGCGGGCCGCACCTACCCCTTGACTGGTTTCGCAGCCCGGCAATTCAACGAAACCGCCGCCCCATCGCCGCGTGTATCCTCGCGCTCGCGCGCTCCGGGTACACGCTGCGCTAGGCTGGCGGGTGCGTCACATAGCGAGCTTTGAAACCTGCAAGAGGAGCAGAATTTCGGTCCTTGCTTTCTCGTTGGCCTTGGAGTGCAGGAAGGCCGGAACGAAAGGCAATCCAGACGTTGAGCCGGTTTCTTTGTCGTCAGTCAGCCCCCCGACCACAATCAGCTCGCCATCCTTGACCACCAAGTCCGTTTTGATCTCGCGCTTAATCAGCGTTGGCGAATTGTTTACGCCGGTATCGGTCTGCACAAAGTTTGAAACCTGCTGCATGAGGCCCAGCTCGATACCGTCTTCATGTACCACTGGCGCAAGCTCGAAGATGATGCCTGCCGAGCGATACTCGACCGACTGCACTGGCGTTCCACCTGATCCCGCATAGCTCACCTGACTGAGCACAGGCGAATCCCTGCCGACGGTAAGCCGAGCAGCCCGACCCGAGCGCACAGACAGCGTAGGCACCGACCGGGCCACGAATCGGCTATCCGAAGCCAGCGCCGACAGCACCAGGTCGAAGTTAGCCGCTGACAGCGTGACCTGACTACTCCCCGGCGTGGCCCTCGTTCCGAAGTCAACACCAAGCCGCCCCCCAAGCACATTCATGGCGAGACTAAAGGCCGACGCCGCCGAGTTGCCAGTCTGGACCTCGTACAGCACAGCACGCACCGACACGCCACCACCGGGAACGTCGATCTGCTTGAGCAGACTGGCGAGCGTCTTAACCTCCGCAGCAGTGCCACGGTAAACCACGACGTCGCTTTGCCGATCCACCAGCGCAGCAGCGGACCCCGCTGGCGACGCCTCGGACGGCGCACCCCCGCCACCAGCTGGCCGGATACCACGCTTCGCCGACCATTCGCCCTTGAGGAAAGGCGATGCGAGGTCGATAAGGTAAGAGCCGTCACGGTGCTTAGGCCGGTACACAAACATCTCCAGCGGCTCCGCGCTCGGCTCGACCGCCTTCTTCTTGCCGATGTAGTCGACCGCGCCACGCCTCGTTACCTCGTACCCGAGTGAATCGAGGAACGCACGCACGAACGGCCGCAACTGACCATCAGCAGCCGAATACCGGAAGGACACCAGCCGTTGATCGTTCACCAGCTCGGGATCAATGACGAAGCCATCGAGCAGCGCCTCGCCATAGATCAGCTGCACGGCCTGCGCGACTGTAACCGCACGGAAGTCGAATTTCGCCACATCACCGCCGACCGCAGGCGCGGCAGACGCAATCGACACGCACAGCGCGAACCCCAATCCAGCCAAGTAACTTTTCATCTCATCGACCCCCAACAATTCCTGCCGGCGCCGGAAGCGGCACCGCTGCCGGCTGCTGTCCACCAACGATGGCGGAAGTCTGGCCGACCGGGCCAGACCACGCCGTAACCTTTGTCCCATCAACGTCACCGACGACGGCCACGCCGCTATTGGAGAACGCCGACGGAGACTCAACACGCACCGCTCCAGACTGATTAACCAGCACGACCCAACCCTTACCCCCGGCATACATCGAACCGGCCACACGCCACGTTTCGTTGACCGGCACGACTGTTGCACGTTGCGGCACCACGACCGGCACCGGCCCCGCGGCCCGGACTGGAGACAACGGAGCAGTGGGACCCGCCGCGGCTGGCGATTTCTCCCCACGTGAGAAGAACGAATAAATCGTGGTCACAGCGAAAACGAGCAAGACGACATAGCCGACCAAGTACCAAAGAAACTTCTTCTGCGCGAACATGTTCTGCCGGTTGTCGGCATTGACCAACTTGCCCTGCGCCCCACCCTTGAAGCTGGAATACAGCGGGAACACGTCCTTGTGATACTTGCGAACCCACGTACCGATCCGAGTGGCCTTGTTCATCCGGTTGCCTTCATAACCGTTGACGCTGTACGTGTTCCCGAGGCCGAGCGCCGCTTTGCGGTGCGTGCGGAACACGAACGCAACGACCGCTTTCAACGACCTATGCAGCGTGCCCATGTCCTGAATCATCAGCACCAAATCGCACGCCACATGCGTCTCAGGGTGGGTAAAGTGCCCGTGCTCGAGGAAGAAGGACTGATGATTCTTCTGAATCTTCATCTTCTCGCCCCAGAACCGCCACGCCTCATCAATGGCAACCAAGTCCCCAGGCTGCACAGTCGTATCCGTGTGCGCGTCCTTCTTGTCGTCGTAGTACGGGAAGAAATCAGGCTCAAAGACCTGAGCGTTCGTCACGTGCAAGACCACACCGTATTTCGACGCATCGTCCTCCGGGTGCTTCTTCTGCAAGTAAGCATGGATGGCGTCTTGCGAGATGCCGTCCACGTTCGTGACGACCCTCCGACCCTTGCGGATCGAAGGCACGATCACCTCCGACACGACCTCGTAACTCTTGCCCGACCTCATCAGGCCGCAGTAGACATTAATCGGCATCGCTTACCCGATCACCGGAATGCGGCGGATGATGAAGCGCGTCACGTAGGCGGACACGATCACCGGGAAGCCGGTCGAAAAATTGAACAGGTCCAGCATGTACCAGACGCCCGACGGTATCCCACCGAGCGCACCAGTCAGCCCCTGCGAAGTCGGCAGCATCGACGCTATCAACGGCACCAACGACGCCGTCAGAGCAAACAGAGCCGTGAACACTACGAACTTCACCAGCACGGCCCGGAACACGAACCCGAGCGCCGTATTAACCGCCGACAGCAATAAGCCCCAAAGTGGCATGTGTCCCCCTTATGCGCGAAGCACGATCATTGCGCCCAGCGCGAGCCAGACGAACGCCATAACCGCGTACAGCGTCGGCCTGATCGTCTCAAACAACTCGCACTGACCGTCGATCACCACGGCCTGATCGAACGCCGTAAAACTCGCGGTCGGACACGTGCTTGTGTGTCCAGGCACGACGAAAGACTTCAACGTAGGCATCAGCGAGGTGATAGGCGCTAGGATCTGTTGCGCCGTCGGCGTGTCCTCCAGCCCCGGCGTGGCCACCGTCGGCCCCTCGCCAAAATCGACCTCCACCTTATTCACGACGCGCACATTCGGCGTGTTCATCACGTTGACGTTGGTGAGCCCTCCCGGCTCCGGCGTTGGATCAGTACCCGGATCGGTGCCGGGATCGGGAGCCGGAGCAACGTCACCAATTGGCACCGGCTGATTCGCCGCTTGGGCAACTGGCGACACCAAGTCGGCGTTACGAGGCCATGCAGCGGGGTTCGCTTGCTGCACAGCTCGGGCATCCTCCACAGTCACCGGGTCACTAGCCGAGTACGGAATCCCTTGATAGTCGGGCTGCGCCGCTGCCCGCTGCCAGAGATTATTGGCGAGCATAGCGATAGTCTCCGGGTCGGCCTCCTTCGCCAGCTCGGACTCGGGCAGCTGCGCGACGATTTGCTCAATGGACCCTGACACCGTTACGGGCGGCGTTTGATAGTATGGGTTCCTAACGAAGTCAAACGCCCCTGTGCCAACGTTCCAATTCGCACTCCACGGAAATTTGTACTGGAACATGCACGCCTGATAGTACGGCTGCCCATCGGAGCTAAAGACCATCGGATCACACTTCCAAGCAGACGAGCCGTAAGCCGACTGATTCAACACAGCCCCCTCCCGCACGTAGTAATCCATGGCCATCTGGAGACATTGGGTCGTCGTGTTACAGCTGACGTAGATGCCTGCGATATACGAAGGCTTAACGTAATACGGCTGCGTTGTGGCAATCGGCACGCCGACACTGTCCATCTTGAAATCTGGGTCCGAGTAGACTTCCCGGCCACCGAGACCAGCCGCAGGCGGTGACGTGTACTTGTACGTCGTGTCCGTTACCTTCTCGGGGATGATAGTCGGGGCCGGGGGTGTAACCCCCGACCCCTCACCCGGCTTCTTAACAACGAACTTAGCCTTCGACGAAGCGTCATCGAAAAACAACCGATAAGCGCCGTAGGCAAGACCACCGACCACAGCCGCAGCGCCAAGACCGGCGGCGACCGACAACCACACCGGAGCCGAGGCCGCAGCAGCCGCACCAATCGCCACATCAGCGGCAACCGTAGCAGCCGTCCCGACCACAGCGACCGTGGTTCCAAAGCGCGGATCATTCGCCGCGAACCCACGACGAAGGCCAGTCTTCTCGATCACCTTGCCAATGACCTTATTGACCGCGCCGGTAAACGCCGGTAACGCCTGCGCATCAGCCCTAACGCAAATCGAAAGCGCGAGCACCAACACGACCAGCTGCCGGAACACCGTACGAACCATCATCGCAACACCCCCCACACAAACAGGACACAAACACAAACACACGCCGACCACCACGGGTGCCGACGCATGACGAACACCGGGAAGGACACCGGAACAACGAACGCGAGCCACCAATCGCGCCTATCGAACAACGACGAATTCCAGTAACAAAACACCCCGAACAGATAGAACACGCTGACCAAATAGGCCACCCAGTGTTGATTGATGAACTCGCTCATCGTTACCCCTTATAGCCCTCGATCACCGCCCAGGCGGAGATCAACCCGAACAAAAACATGCCGAAAT